AACTTAGCTTCTAAGAAAGAAGTAGAAGATGCTTTAGAAGGTAAGAGTGTTGCTGATATGACAAGAGCTAAACAAATGAAGTCTTTATTTAGAATGGTTACACCTCATCTAACAATTAAAGATATTCCTGCTATTGTTGTTAACCACACATATAAAGAGATAGGATTATTTCCTAAAGATGTGGTTAGTGGTGGTACAGGCATTTATTATTCTGCAGACAATATTTTTATTATTGGTAGGCGACAACAAAAAACAGGACAAGAGATTACAGGTTATGAATTTGTAATTAATGTTGAAAAGTCTAGATTTGTTAGAGAGAAGTCTAAAATACCTGTAGAAGTTACATGGGAAGATGGTATTAGCAAATGGTCTGGATTACTTGACATGGGTCTTGAATCTGGATTTGTACATAAACCTACAGTTGGCTGGTATCAAGCTATAGATCCTGAAACAGGAGAAGTGGCAGATATAAAACATAGAGCCAAGGATTTAGATAAAGACTTTTGGCTCCCGATATTATCGGATAAAAGATTCTCAGACTGGGTACAAAAAAGATATACAATAGGTTCAGTCGAGATGATGGGAGAAGAAGTTTCTGATGAAGATATTCAACAAGAGTACGAAAAAGTCTAAGTGTGATCGTTGCGGTGACATAATAAAGAAAAACGATAAAGCATATTGTTTTCATACCGACGAAGAAGAAGTATATATCTGTATGCCTTGTGTAAGAGATGTATATAATGAGTATGTGAAATTTAATGGTGATGGTATATTAAGAGAAGGACAAGATCCAATTGAAGAATAGAATTGAACAAGTTATATTAGAAAATCTAATTAAGGATGATGCTTATGTTAGGAAAGTAATTCCTTTTCTAAAACCTGAATACTTCATGCAGTATGAAGATAAAAAAGTATTTGATATTATTCATAGCTTTGTAGAAAAATATAATAATCCTCCTAGTAAACAGGCAATTATTTTAGCAGTAAATGAAGATACATCTTTGAATGAAGATAGTCATGCTAAATGTATGGAAGTTATTAACACTCTAAATGGAGATGAGGTTAATAGAGATTGGCTTGTAGATGAAACAGAAAAATTTTGTAAAGATAAGGCTCTTTACTTAGGTGTAATGGAAAGTATCCAGATTATAGATGGTAAAAAGAAAGACATGTCTACAGATGCTTTGCCTAGTATTTTATCTGAGGCATTGAGTGTAGGATTTGATACAAACATTGGACATGATTTTATTGAAGATGCTGAAAAACGATATGACTTCTATCATAGGTTAGAAGAAAAGGTAGAGTTTGATTTGGATATGTTTAATAAGATTACAGAAGGTGGATTATCTAATAAGACACTTAATATAGCATTGGCGGGTACTGGTGTAGGTAAATCCCTGTTTATGTGTCATATGGCGTCGGCAGCAATCTCTAAGGGTAAAAATGTATTGTATATTACCCTAGAAATGTCAGAAGAACGCATCGCAGAGAGAATAGATGCTAACCTAATGAATATCCCTATACAGGAACTAAGTGATTTATCTAAGGCAATGTATGATGATAGAATTAAAAAGATAAACGATAAGATTGAAGGTAGACTTATTGTTAAAGAATATCCTACAGCGTCTGCACATAGTGGACACTTTAAGGCATTGATTAATGAATTGAAACTGAAAAGAAGTTTCTTCCCTGATATTATTTTTATAGATTATTTGAATATTTGTTCTAGTAGTAGATTTAGAGCAGGTAGTAGTGCTAACTCTTATACAATTATTAAGAGTATTGCAGAAGAGCTGAGAGGATTGGCAGTAGAACAAGATGTTCCTATTGTTAGTGCTACTCAGACAACAAGAGGTGGTTATGATAACAGTGATGTTTCCTTAACAGACACCTCAGAAAGTTTTGGTTTGCCTGCTACAGCAGATTTAATGTTTGCAATTATTAGTACAGAAGAACTAGAACAGATGGGCCAGTTTATGATTAAACAGTTAAAAAACAGATATGCTGATCCTACAAGAAACAAAAGATTTATGATAGGAGTTGATAGAGCTAGAATGAAATTGTTTGATCTAGATCCTTCAGCACAAACAAAACTTACTGATGCGAATATAGATATCCCTGTATTCGATAGTGGACAGACGGAAAATAAATATGATGACTTTAAATTTTAATGACATTGAATGGGAAGTATTAGACACTCTTGTTGCTAAAAGATTTGCTAAATTTTTTAAAGAACACGAATCATCTTCTAAAGAAATATATTTCATGGGAGAGTCTGAACAACAAATAAAAGATGAGATAGACAAAGTATCTTATATGTTAGGTATTGAACCTACTGAAGACATGAATAAACTTCATGATATATTTGCAGACAATCAACACCCAGATGAAGAACAAAGTAGATTAAATAATCTTATTCATTACCATGAATTAGTTGAACATAATTTTCCTCCTCGATGGGGTTATATGTTTGGAGACGATAATGCTAAAATGGAATTGTTTCCTGCAGACTATGAAGAGTTTACATTAACAAGAGAGTTTGGAACTTTATATATTAATTACTCTCATGTAGGTAAACACTTTGCTGAGATAGTTTTTTCTAATGATTTTGATATAAAGAAAGAACAATATCGTCCTCAGGAGTATGCACGACCTAGTTTTATGTGTTGGTTAGGTGATAACTTAACACAATCAGGTCTAAGTGAATTCAATGTAAGAGTAGAAAATGCAAGACAAATGCTACAAGAAAGACTAGATTTGCCTGAGAAAGGAGATCCTGCCTTAAGATGTGGCTACATTCCCTTTGCCAAGTTAAAAACTCGTATAAATAGTAGCGAACTTGTCAATCACCTATTAAAGGTGAAAGGCAAGAATACAAATTATATGGAGTTATTCGATAATGGCTGACAAATCAGAAGTAAATATTAGTTTAGAAGAATACGAAGCATTGAAGGCAGCAGCAGCACCAGCCGAAGAGGAAGCGCCACAAGGCAAACCTTGGTGGAGTGCACCTGATGATCGTGGATGGATTTGGATTGCACCTGAATATTTTAGTAGATGGAGATTATTTCCCCGTGCATTTATTAGCATGTATATCTACTTATTATATGAGGTAACAAATTGGTTCATGGCTTTACCTACACCAGGAGCTGAACAAGCAGGTCTTGTTAGTGTTGTGGTAGGAGCTGGAGCAGCCTGGTTTGGACTATATGTAAATAGTACAAGCACAGGACAGAGTAAAGATTAATGCCCGAGATTGTTTTATCAGATTTCTATATTGAGTTTATAGGGTTTTTACTCACCCTAATAGTCGGGCTCTCTATTAGAGATTGGGCAGGTTCTTTTGTTAAAGGAGCCAAGTTTAGATTTAACCCAGCCTTCCAAGAAGGCGATAAAGTAAGATTAGATGGGCAACATGCCTTGATAGTTAAAATTGGAATGAGTGAAACAGTTTTTGGAATATATGGAGATGAAGGTTATACATGGAGGTATGTTCCAAATACAAGGATAGAATTCTTGAAGTTAGAGAAGATCGTTGACCCTGAGTTACATCGGGACACGCAACAAGAAAAGGCACAAAAATTAGTTGACGCTATGCAAGATGCTGGTATTAAAGCTAACGGAGAGGAGATTAGTAAATTAAAAAATGGAGAAAAGTGATGCCCCCAAAATTCAAACCGAGCCACAAGGAATATATTAAAGGTCCAGACGGCAGACCAACCAAAAGAACAAGAATGAAACACTATTATGTGGGGCAGACTTCAACAGAAGAATTAATAGATGCTATAAATAATGGTAAGAAAAAACATAAACAAAAGTTTATCAATGAATTAACAAGGCGTGGAGTGAAATTAGTATGGAAAACGAAAGATCAAATATCGGAGCAATAGAGCCTACAGAAAAATCTGAAGCTCAACAAATTGCTGGTTTAAAAGAAAACGCACAAAGATTAGAAAAGGAAATAAAAGCAAAACAAATAGGTGCTATTAGGATCTATGATGGTGCTTTAGATCCTGGATTTTGTGATGACTTGGTTGAAGTTTTTGACAAGAATCATGAACTACATGAAAACATCGACGAACAGCAAATTAAATGTATTCAATATTCATATAGCAAAAATCACGAAGGTGAAGATGTACATGAACAATTGAAAGATCATATCATGAAATTATATGAACATTATTTAGAAGATTTGAATCTTCCTAATATGATTGCACACAAAGGCCTTGAATCCCTAAAAATAAGAAAATACGATCCTGATGAGGAACCTATAGCAAATCCACATATAGATGTGGTTAATCATGAGAGTGCTATTCGTGCCATAGGATTCCTATTTTACCTCACAGACAACGATAAAATGACTAATTTCCCTAGACAGGGAGTTGGCGTAGAGTCTATAAAAGGCAGAGTAGTTATATACCCACCTAGCTGGGAATATCCTATTATTGAGAATATGCCCGAAGAAGGCAGTAAATATAATATGCAAACATACTTACATTACGCCTAAGTTACTGATATTACACCAAAAAAGATTTAAAAAAATGCTTGACTTATGGTCCTATAGAGTGCATAATAACGGTATATTAAATAAAAAGGTATAAAGATTATGACAAATTGGGACGACTTATCAGAAAGAGATCAACTTTTAACTTATATTAGTGATACTCACAAAGACGCTTACGGGTTTAGACCTAGAGGCCTTTACAATAATATGTCGGTCCAAGAGCTTAGAGATGAGCTTGATAGACTATGTGAGGCAGCTTCTGAGGAAGCAGATCGCATACACAATCTTGAGAAAAAATCTTGGTTGGCTCTTAAAAGTCATTATGCTAATTTAGTTGATATGGGAGCAAAAGACTTTAGACAAGCTCTTGCTTGGGATATGCAAGCTGAAGATGTGGAATCATGGGACTTTGGGTTCTACTGTTACCACAAAGGTATTGCATACTCTAAACAAAGAGTGCTAGAAAGATTAGCAGCTTGATGCTTTTGGTCCTATTAGTGGTTGACATTAGGTACCAAAGAGTGCATAATGCTACTTGTAAATGAGAAAAAAAGGTGATAATATGACTGATCAATTATTTAAATATGCAGGTTATTCTGTGACTGAAGCAGGCCAGACTAAGGCTAGGTTCGGTAATGACATGGTATCTCGCATTAAGAAACTTACGGCTAAAGGTAACCAAGATACTTGGTTTGCTGAATTGCCGCAAGCCATGACTAAGAAGGAAGCATCTAACTACCTTCTCGAAAGAGAGGACATCAAGACTAATTTTGATGTTAGAGATGCACTCCAGAAAGTCGTGTATAGGAATGTACCTAAGTCTACAAGAACAGTAACAGCAGGTAATAAAGTGTCTGCTACTGTGACTGTAAATGAGGGTACGCAATCTGGCAATTCCGCCAACAACAATATGGAGAGCTAATATGGCTAATCGTAAAGTGAGTCAACAGCAAAAAGTTTTAAACTTCTTGACTGCTGGCAAATCCCTGAGTAATGCTGTGGCAACACACAAACTCAAAGTAAATAGACTTCCTGCTAAGATTAATGTTCTTAGAGCACAGGGATATCCTATTTACACCAACACAAACAATAGAGGCAATGCCACTTATCGTTTGGGTACACCTAGTAGAGCAATGGTAGCAGCAGCATTTGCAGCTGGCGTATCATTTAGCTAAGCTAGATTAAATGGAGCCATATATGAAACATAAGAACCCTGTGGCTCCATTACATTTTTTGAGGTTTGGTACACCGAGGTCGTCCGAGACCAAATTACCAACTATAAATAAAGGAGAGAGGGTTGGACCTCATTAAAAACCATAACAAAAACACATTTGGCCTGGGTACGCCAAAAGAAAAAAAGACCCACAGAATTTTCGCTTGGGTA